ATGTTCTTGCCAACGTCAAACAAAGCCAACTAAAGACTACCTTCTTGTGGGCGTCGAGTCAACAAGCGAATCAACCAATCATCGCCGAACGGGAACAGTTGTTGGCACGCTTATCGAGTCTGACCGCGACCGCGACCGCGACCGAACAGAAGTTAGAACGTATGGCAGAGATTCGTTATCGGCTCGATGACACCGTTATCTCAATGAAGCCCAAACAGAGACAACAGATGACGAAAGAGTGGGCGTCGTTGGTGGCGAGTGACCCCCGATTGGAACAGATATTGGCGACACGAAATGCTATCAAAGAAATCGACGCCACGATTGAGTCAAATGCGAATTGGCTCAATGACCGATGGGATTACAGCGTCGAGTGGCTGCGGGCGAACAACTACATCGGCCGTCGCCGCGACGGCGACGGCGGCGATGAGTACACGTTGCGAGGACTCGTTTGTAGCAAAATGCAGGACGCGTACCCGCTTGTGAGAGGACGATGTCTCGCCGACGGGTTATTGAATCAACTTACGTCTGAAGAAATTGTCGCTTGGCTAGCACTGTTTATCGACCCACCAAAGATGGCGGCGACCGCGGCGGCAACCGCGTCGAATCCGGCGGGGTCGACGTTGTCGCCAAACTTGCTAACGTTGGTCGAACAGACAATCCGCATCTCGGAAGAATCGAGTGTCGATTACGGGGGCGAAATGCCTAAAATTGGCAGGGAAGCGGTCGAGTATTGTGAACTCATTTGGTGGTGGGTTAATGCGGTCGCGACGGCAACGAACGCCGTCGATGTATCGTCCGAAACGAATCCATGGTTTATGGTCTGTCGACGCGTCGAGCAACTGGGAAAGTTTATTACGAACGTTCGCAGAATCCAGTCACTATTCCAGGAGACGATGACGATTGTTGACGGATTACAGAATTACAAATTATTGGTTGAGATGAGAGAGCCGGTACTGTATTACGGACTTGTATCAAATGTGTCTGTTTATGTATCGTGAGCGGAGACCGCAGACAAAGACTGTAGGAGACGACAGTGACTGTAGGAGACGACAGAGACTGTAGGAGACGACAGAGACTGTAGGAGACGACAGTGACCGCGGAAAAATGATTATATTCAATATAGGGGTAAACCATATAATATCATACGACGATTAGAGTTATACAAATCCCTCTTTCGATTTATATCTATGCCTCCTAAGAAGAAGGTTTTGGAATCCGACGCGGCGACGGCGAAGTCGTCGAAGTCACAGAAGTCAAAAACGCCGACATCGGCGAAAACGCCGAAATCGGCGAAATCGGCGAAATCGGCAAAAACAGAAGTACTCGAGGAGGATACCGACACTTCTGACGATTCTGATATCGAAGAAGAGCTAGCCGAAGACGTGGCTGTCGAAGATGAGATAGGGGCCGACGACGGAGCCGATGACGGAGCAGATGACGGGGCCGACGATGGAGCAGATGACGGAGCCGACGATGGAGCAGATGACGGAGCCGACGATGGAGCAGATGACGATGCGGATGACGATGCGGATGACGATGCGGATGACGACGCCGACGCCGACGCAGATGCCGACGACGCCGAGGATGAATTGGGAGCAGACGGTGGAGTACCCGACGATGACGCAGATACTTCTCAATTGCCCGGAAAGCAGACCAAGAATAGGTACATTACTAATTTGATGTCGTCGTGTGTCGGAAGATGTGTGAATACAAACAAGCCGATGATTGGCACGTTTGCGGTTGCTCCACCGGAGCCGATTGAGTTGAAGGGTTCCGAACGGAGGTCGAGGATTGAGTTGACGTCGAATGAGATAGTTAGTATTCTTTCCAAGAGGTGTGCTCAATTAAAAAATGGTGCACCGGCGATGATACAACTCGACCAATCCGGGGGACCATCTGAGTCGGATGTGTTTGAGATTGCGAAATTCGAACTTTTACAGGGTCTAAGTCCGATTAAGATTCGTCGTCGTCAGCCGTCGGGGAACTATGAGATATGGACTCTTTCAGAGTTGGTGAATGAGAATACGATAGCGAATGTTAAGAGGGTAATTGGTTAGTTCGCGACGTAGTTCGCGACGTAGTTCGCGACGTAGTTCGCAAAACATAGCGAAACAGAGTTCGCGAAACAGAGTTCGCGACGTAGTTCGCAACAGAGTTGGGCAGTTCATATACAGTTGAGACGTTCAACGTACTTATTTGATGCGACGCCCTACTTGCTGTTGATATCGAAGGTACATACAAGGGATTCGCCGTCCGCCTTGCAGTTCACACCCTCCATGTTTTTGTTTACATAGTTGATATCGTATGTACAGACGAGCTTTTCGCCAGAAACGACACACTTCTGTGCCTTGCCATCGTGGTCTAGAATGGCACATTTGTATTCGCCATCGGTTCCGGTACACAGTTTGTTTTTAACTGACAGGGTCAATTTGTCCGAAACGGGGGCCCATTCTGCCTTTGCCGCCGCCGTTGGGGCCGCCGCCGTCGGAGTCGCCGCATCGGCACTTGAGGATGAAAACACAGAAATCACAGATTGTACGGCAGAGCCTACGATGGTCGAGCTAGTCACAGTGGTTTGTTGGTCGCTGGTCGACTTGCTTTTATCATCAGACGAACTCCCACTGAGGAAGTCGAAGATAGAACTTGATGAAGGGGCAGTGGTGGCCGCAACGGTCGCCGGAGCAGTGGTCGCCGGAGCAGTGGTCGCCGGGGCAGTAGTGGCTGGGGCAGTGGTGGCCGGTTCGGTGGTCGCCGGGGCAGTAGTGGCCGGTTCGGTAGTGGCCGGGGCAGTAGTGGCCGGAGCGGTAGTGGCCGGAGCGGTAGTGGCCGGAGCGGTAGTGGCCGGGGCAGTGGTGATGGAACAATACTGGGCAACGGAGTCTAGTAGCGACTGAAGTGAAGACATTATATATTATATGACTAACGTTTGTATTTCATCTTCCCCCCCCGTAGTTTGTTCTATGTTGCCAAGGCTATGTCGAACAAAAAATGATTTAAAAACATCCTACCGAGGTTAAAAAAAGTACATGAGGTTAAATTCGCATATCACCGACGACAGCCATGGACAACACGACCGTATTGGAGGACAAGGTAAATATGGACAACACGAACACGACCGTCGTTGAGCCGGTCCCGACTGCCAAAGCCAAGAAATCTACGCCTCGGGTCCGGAAATCGACGACGAAGGCCAACGCGGTCGATGCCGCAAATATGGCCGACGCCGTCGACGCGGTCAACGCCGCCGACGCGGTCAACGCCGCCGACGCGGTCAACGCCGCCGACGCGGTCAACGCCGCCGACGCCTCGCCGATAACAACCATTACTCCCAAAAAGACGAGGGTACGAAAGGCGGCGACGCCCAAGTTGACGTCCGATTCGGCCGATTCGGCCGCGTTGTCGCCGCCGAAGATAAGGGGGCGTAAGTCGACTGTTATGGTTCGCGATTGTCCTTTGATGGCAACAGAAACGTCTCCGACAGATTCTACTACGAAGAAGACGAGAGGACGGAAGTCGAATGTGTTGCCGCCACAGAGTGAGTTGACTGTGGTCGCGACCGATTCTGCGTCGACTGTGACCGCTACCGTGACTGACCCGGCGACCGCGACCGATTTTGCGTCGACCGCGACGGAGACCGTGACTGACCCATCGACCGCTACCGTGACTGACTCGGAGACCGCGACGGAGACCGCTACCGTGACCGCCACCGTGACTGACTCGGAGACCGCGACGGTGACCGCTACTGACCCGGAGACCGCTACCGTGACTGACCCGGTCACCGCTACCGTGACCGCAACCGATTCTGCGTCGCCCGATTCTGCGTCGCCCGATTCTGCGTCGCCCGATTCTGCGTCGCCCGACCCGGTGACGCCCGTTCGAAATCTTGACGTGGTCGCCAAGTGTCCGTCGTTGAATCCACATATGTCTCAACCGATTCAAAAGGTGACAGCTCTAAATAGTGAGTTACTCCTAGAGCCGTTGGAAGACGAAGGGTTTTTCGATACAATCTCGTCTACGCTCGAACTAGACCCTTACGGCGACGAATCGTTATTTCACACCGCGTTAGATGTGTCGCTACATGAGTTTATTCGTTCGCAGTCTTGCTCGTTGACTATCGACGGATGGGTCATCATCGACATCGGTGGCACGCCGCAATACAGATACAGTATCTTTCTCACGCCGTTTTTCTTATTTGGTTCATCCCAAGAGAAGCGTGAACGGCTTGAGATGACTTTCGAACGCCTAAATATAACTTGGAGCGATGAACGAAACCAATATGAGGCCAAGTACGTTCTTTCAGATGTCGAGAAAAGATTGATAGGTGAAATCAACAACACAATCGGACTGTACGATATCTCACCTTTTCCGTCCGATACGGCGACTCCGGCGACGAAGCAATATACGACAGACCATCTGGTACTCGCAGCGTTGAAAAAAACGGCAAATACGGCGTTCCCGTTTACACCGATGTTTGGCAAGTTACGACCCTCGTTCGTGTTCGAGTGGGGAAAGTATCGGGGGAAGTCGCTCGACCAACTTGTGTGTTCTAAACACAGCCCCGACATCGAGGTAGACAGAGCAAAAAACTACTTAAGATGGGTATCTGAGCGAATCGAGGACAACACGCTTACTTTGAAGGATGAGTTAAAGAAAAAGATTACAGATGAGATGAAGTTATTGAAGGTGTGATTTGGTGGGTTACAAAGGTGAATGATTCGACGGCGGCCCGAACGGCGGCCCGTAATGGCGGCCCGTAATGGCGGCCCGTAATGGCGGCCCGTAATGGCGGCCCGTAATGGCGGCCCGTAATGGCGGCCCGAACGGCGGCCCGGTTACGAAAATGGAAATTTTGGTTTATATGCGTTCGTCGCTCAATTGAAATACTTTTCGCGACACTTTGCCACGCGTTCGTCGCTCAATTGAAATACTTTTCGCGACACTTTGCCACGCGTTCGTCGCTCAGTCGATTTAGCTGTATCGCCTCAAACGACTCTCCGTTCAACATCCGACGAACAAAGTTGATACAATACACGCCGCATTCCGAGTTGCCGTGTTGGTGTTTGAGGGCGTTATACTTGACGTCGACAAAGTCATCGATATCTAGGTCCTTGACGTCAACATCGCCGCCACTTTGTTCCGAATTTACCGATTTCGCGACGTTGGAACGAACGAACATGTCTTTGGCATGTTTGACATAACGAAGCATGTAATCCTCGACCGGTTTCGGAGGTCGGCGACCGGTCGAGTCGAAGAAGGCTATGGTTGGCTTTTTACCGGAATGGTCGATAAACATCGATATCCAATGTTCGCCGGACTGCCGGTGAGTGTGAGTGTTGATAACGGCCGCGAACCGCTTTGGTGGGTTTTTAGGGTAGCCGAGCGGATTCTCAAAGTTTTTGCTCAGTCCGTTCATGAACTTTGTTATCTTGTACTCGGGGAAGAGCATGAAATCGACCGGAACTGTGCCTAGATATTCGAAATCGGCGTGTTTGTCTTTCAATTGATTTATCGCGTCGTCCAAGTTGGTGGTGTTCAACCATAGATTGTTATTATTGTAATCGGGTGCGTACGCCTTTTGTCGTATTTCTTCTACCTTTCGAAAGTCTCCACTGGTAATCTTTTCATGTTCCAACCAACACTTGTGACAATTGCCCAGCTGGTCCCCGATGGCGGCGACGAGAGCTTTCTGATACACTTTCTTGTCCGCATTCAGAGGGATGTTGAGATTCAAACGTTCAGCCATAAACAGAAGCTGTTCCAGACTGTAACAAGTCCCATTCACCGCCTGGTGGCCCTCTGCCGACGGAGCACATGCTTGTTTCGGAGGTGCCGACGGCGACGGGGGCGAGATTGGCATTCCCCCGCCGCTCATTGCTCTAGTTTTCCGTACCATATAATTGTCAAAAATAATATAATGTATAGATTAATTATTAGATGTCTGAGTTCTGGTCTACTCCGTTGGCCGCTTTTGGAACAACTTTAGCCATAGATAAACAAAATAGCGTCGGGAATATCGGAGATTTCGTCCCGTTCGTGGCATCCGCCGACGGTGGTTCCGTCGGAGTCGGCGGCGGCGGTCCCGGAGTCGGCGGCGGCGGTCCCGGAGTCTGCGGCGGCGGTCCCGGAGTCTGCGGCGGCGGTCCCGGCTCGGCCACGTGTTCGTCACGGTTCACCGATTCGGACAACAAGGCGTTGCCGCCTATTTCCCAATTCGGCAGTTTCACGCGAATGATCGACGAACGTGCTAATATCGATAACCGGGCGAGAGATATCACATTCGGCTTTGACCGTATGAACATATATGAGGCCAACCCGCCCAGCAAGAGTGTTTGTCGTCCGGCAAAGACGATGTCGAATCGTAATCAGAATACGGCATTGCGTCCGTCGATGAAAGAGACGAATGCGGACGTTCAGAACTACTTTGAACGTCCGCCGCCGTTGAACAAACATACGAGGGGGAGTTACGAGCCGTTGTCGGCCGCCGAGGCATTCGACTCTCTAAATCTGGGTTCGATTGGGGCCGCGGCGGAAGTCGATTGTCCGGCGGTGACAGAAACGAGTTCGATATTGGATAATCCGAAAGAGAACTCTCGCGAACTCAACACCTTCCAGTTCTCGTCTAACCAACTATTCTTTGACCCACAGTACCCGGTCACGCAAGACGACTTCACCCGCCCGCAACAAACCCGCGAAATCGTCAAAGACATTTACAAACAACAGTTGTGTGCGAACGCGGACAAGAAACGTGTTAGCTACGTCGGAGGAAAGAAAGAATTCCTTGCCAACGATTTCGCATCGAAACTGTGTAAGCAAGAGGAGAAACGCCGGGCCGGACCGCAGTCGATTCTGCTAGGGAATGCGACGTTGAAAGCAATTCCGGTCAACAGTTCATCGAACGCATCCCAAGCGACGGTGAGTTTTGCCCCAGCCGGACGATGATATTTAGACTGTTATCGTCAGACGGCATCGTTCGACTCCTTCGGCTCTTTCGGCTTCCTCCCCTTATTGTGCTTTAAATACACCCTCTGAGATGAAACTCTAGCCTTGTATATGTTCTCTGTTATCTTTTCAGCTTGTCCCATATCGTTCGTAAGTTTCGAAATCGCCAACGCGATATCCTCCTTCTTTACCGCCTTCGTCGTCTCGCTCACGGTACGACGCAGATTCCCTCCCTTCTGAAACGCAATCGTATCCTCCTTCGCTGCTGTCATCTTTTCAATAATAACCGCCTCCGCCTTATTCTTTATGTCACGCAACTCTTTCATCTCCTCCTGCAACTCTTTCATCTTCTCCGTCGACGACATCCACGCCCGGACGTTTTTGAAAAACTCGGCGTCGTTCGTGAGCGGATTGGTATTAACAGTGTCGGTTTGTGTGTTTGATTCGTCCATGGTGTCCTATGATAGTACATGTACAGAAATTTATATATGTTTATAACAGTATTGTCACATTGACGTGCGTTTCGTTCAATATGTGTTTCGTTCAACGTGCGTGTTCCGTTCAAACGACTTGCCCGGTCGATATCGACTGCGACGAAAAATGTACAATATATCATAGATGGATGAAAAGTTTCCAATCCGACGCGTACTGGCTGCCAACAGAGTACGTTATCGTCCCAGTTGTGTAGCAAGACTGCCGTACGAAAGAAACAGTTCTAGATTTGCTTACGATGACAATACATTTGATGTGGCGACTGTGTACAAAGACCGAGATGTCGAACTCGCTTTCGTCAGACTCGTGCGTTCCTCGGAGCGTATGTATGTCATATTCGCTCACGAGTCGGCAACGTTCGGAGAAGACCCTGTCGATGCTGGCAATGACGTTGGTACCGATGTTGGCAACACAGTTGGCAACGCAGTTGGCAACGCAGTTGGCAACGCAGTTAGGAATCATAGTCATCTGGTAACCGATACGGTCCGGGCGGCACTATCGGGAACGTCAAAACTGGTCACCTTTCTGATATGGTACATCAACCATTGCTCGTCTAAATGGCCATATTTGAAGTTCATTCAAACGACCGACACATTGTCAATAACGATTCGTGGAGTGCGTGTCGAACTCGCCGACTACTACACGCTGACAAGTGGACTAACTTACTATTCGCAATTTGGGTTTGTACCATATTGCGGCCGGCAAATGGACATGAAATCAAATCGAGAACGTATGAAAAATCTACGGTTCAGAGACCATCCTCGACAGAAGAGATTGATACAATTATTGGCAGTCAGTCGCGACCTGACGTCGTGGTCACGTCCGACTCCGACGCCGAGTCCGTCACCGACTCCGTCACCGACTCCGTCACCGACTCCGTCACCGAGTCCGTCACCGATTCCGTCACCGAGTCCGTCGCCGATTCCGTCGTCGACTCGCAATATATCCCCCAACCGCAATATCGGATTAGCAATACGATACATATATAGCACCAATCCGACACGGATTGTTCACCATACACAAGAATTGTATGACCATCTTTCACTCCGCTCGTTTGTCGGGACATGCTGGTATCTACCACTGTCGAGAACGGCATCTGCTCCGACTTATCGGTAGACGCGTTCGGCGACGCAGACTTTCCAATCCATAGAATGGGCCAGTGTTGACGTTATCGGTCGCTCGTGAACATCGTCGCATATTCCAATATCTAATCTAGTTAAGTCGACCGGATTCGAAAACGTGATTCGTATCGGTTGAAAATTACTTAAATGGACTCGTCCAAACAATGTGCTACTCAAGTTGTAGATGAATAACTTTACGTATTGGCTGATACGTAAATCGTACGTCCGTGTAGCCGAAATGACCCATTCGCCGCGGTCGTCGCCGTTTCGGTCGCCGTTTCGGTCTCCGCGGTCTCCGCCGTTTCGGTCTCCGCGGTCGCCAGTATCAAATCCTAACTGATTCCAATACGATGATGGGACGATATCTACTTCGCTTGTTGAACATATCCGGAGTCTGTCTGTTTGGTCGTCGATTTCGAGACGAACACCCTTGGTCGATTTGTTGAAATGTTCGATTAAATCATAAACTGTCCATCGACCGGGACGGAATACGACTACCGTCGACCCCGCAGTGGAGCCAACGTCCCTCACTGCCAACGTGAAATCAGACCATATGTTGTACTTAATATCCCCGAAATCGGCATTGGTTAACTCTATCGACGTCGCACCCAATATCTCATTTTCTAACGGAAACGAATACTTTGACATGTAGGGATTATCGAATGTCCGACTATCGATATGAAATGTCACATCCGGACGTCTACCGCTTCGAGCCAACTCTTGCGTTTCCGATAATTCAAATACCATATTGTTGTATCGACTGATTAGTGTCCGTAGGTTACTCTCCTCTTTCTCTAAACTGGAAACAAGTACACCGATTCGTTTCCGTTCGGCATCCAACGCATCCCGCTCTGATATCATCAACTCGGTCATCTTCTCATGTACCTGTAACGCATTCATATACGACATCTTTAGTGATGATGTATCGTCGTCGCGTTCGACACGCATCTGCGGTTGCGACATCTGCGGTTGCGACATCTGTTGTGACATCATCTGCTGTTGAGGCATCTGTTGTGACATCATCTGCTGTTGAGGCATCTGTTGTGGCATCATCTGTTGCGACATCGGTTGAGGCATCTGTTGTGGCATCATCTGTTGCGACATCGGTTGAGGCATCGGTTGTGACATCGGTTGAGGCATCATCTGTTGCGACATCGGTTGAGGCATCATCGGTGCTTGTCGCGATTCAGCATTGGGTTGTTTTGTTTCGACGTTGAAATACTCCTGCATCTGCTGCATGTGTAATTCAGAGCTGGGTTGGTCGACGTTGTAACTTGTGTTGCGATTGTTTGTAATCTCTTGTAGTTTCTCATCGAATGACCGGGTATCGGGAACATACGTTTCGTCGAGTTTTGTATTCCCAGTTTCGAATATCGACAAGTTTGCCCCGAACTCAGATTCGCCTCCTCCGATTCCCGAAAAGCTCCCCAAACCGCCCGGTGAGTTCCCCCCAAATCCGGACTGAAACTGATGTTCGAACGACGGTTCGCGGGCAGTCATAGTCTGATTCGGCATCGTCTGATTCGGCATCGGATTCTGATTCGGCTTATTTCCGTCTTCTTGGACTCGCAACGTTCGCGTAATCTCCGGACGAGGTGGGTCGGTCCGCGGCTGTTTCGCACTGACACGCTTGCGAACCTCGCCGATGTACATTTGTAACACTAACTTGTTTAGATTGAATAATGCACCGTCGATATTTAGTCGTCCAATCTCATGACGTGCCGCCGCGAAAGCTTCTTTCATTATTTCCGCAAATGGAGGTACATCAGACGACAAAAGTCGCATCGCCGGAAACGACTTTTGTAGGTTAGTTTGAATCAAATTCTTTAACAGTTGGATATTGCGTTTTCCAAAAAACGCACTTTGTATGTTCTGGACATTCTCAGACAGCCGAGAATCCATTTATATATAAATGGATTCGTAGCAATCCTCTGTATCGAAATATGGTTTATGTCCGCACGGGTCGATACAGACCATTACAATTACTGGCCGCTTAATTCAATTAACCTTTGACGCTCGACCCTAACTCGTCGCAAGAACATACTCGTTCACGAACTTTACCATCGAAAGTAGATTGAGAACATATGGCTTTTTATGTATACCAAAAAGCACCATACGAACCGTTTCATACGGGCAATTCGACATCGCCACTTTTTTCGTCTCGTCCGCTTTCGAGACCGCAACGGGGAGACGTCCGATTTCCGACATCAAACATATCCTCGACTTCCACAGCTCGATAATATCTCCAACTGGCGTCTTCTTCAACATGTCGGTTATATGTCTCGACGAAAACACTATTCCATTCTTTGCTGTTTTCAAATACGCGTGATACGTCGACCTGATTTGTACAAAAATCGTTCTATACCCACGCTTATTTACGTCAGTTTCAAACATCTGTTGTAACGTACGATGAACTGTCGTATCTGTCGAACGCTGCTGTCCCATCGCCCGAAAAATGCTAAATAGCTCGGTGCTCAATAGCTTGAACATAATGTCAACCAACCCCTTCGTGTTCAACGTATTCTTATCCGATGAAATAAATATCATGTCGCTCGGAAATCGCAGCCCGAACACGTCCAAATTGTGCTGTTGGTAGATGCGGATTATGTGTGCCGCCGAACCGGCATTGTCGCGATAATCACTCGTCTCAGCATACACTCTATACGCATCGGTTTGAATCTTGGAAACTTTGCCCGTGGTGTGATTGTATATCAACACGCCCTCGAACGAGAGCTTTCGAACGGTGTCAATCGACTGCTCCGAACGATTCTTCTCCGATAACACACCAAGATTCGGATACCTCTCTCCGTAAAATTCACGACACTCATCGAATCCATCAACCAATAACTTTATCGCATCTCTATCCCATGCGTGTAAGAAATGTAACTTGACGTAGTTGTCGCCGAATCTCGACCGATAATCGATACATCCTCTTCCCTCATAACTCGTCAACGTCATCGTATACGAACGTCTTGTCGACAAACGCCGCAGAAATCGCTCATAACAATCCCCAGTCGCCGTCTCGACCGCATACACAACCTGCTCGCCGATGCTGCGACGCGATTTCCAAAACGCCGTCATCGCATCCAACGTTTTCCTTGTTCCGATGTACCACTTTCCGTGTTGGTCGTTGTAGTACAACGTAACAGATGTCCCCTCAAACGATTCAATGTTCGTCACTTGCTCTTCGTTAATCTCAATCGACGTTACGTCGATAAAGTTATTCGCTTCTACCGCCGGATTCCGATACACTATCTCCCCTGTTTCGAAATTGATAATCGAACTCCTAAGATATCTCTCTAAGTCGTTTAATTCGTTGTACGACCTACTGAATTCCTTGGTGAACAGCAACGCGAACATGGGCTGCTGCGTATTGAATTTAACAGACAGATTCGGTGCGTGTGCCTCGATATATTTTACAAAATGAGCAGAGTTTGTTATCGCAGAAGTGTCGACGAGCGGAACATAATCGAATACCATTATTGCCGTTTATGTGCTAATATCACACCAGTATATATCTATGATTGACAAATATGTTTATATACAATCTTAAACTCCAATCATTATCGTGATAGGTCACTTACACAAACAAACTTTAACTTACTTTCCAGCCTCTGCTTCGGCGTGGGCGATGCTAGCCAGTATTCCCTTGTTAAGAAGAACATCGTCGTCATCGTCGTCATCGTCGTCATCGTCCGAATCAGAGTTGATGTCTACCCACCTCGGACTCGGTGTACGTGACGTAATCGGACTAGCCGCCGGACTCGCCGCCGGACTAGTCGCCACTACCTTGAACGCCGTCGGAGTTGCGACTCGCCGACTAGCGGCTGCCGGACTAGCGGAAGCCGGACTAGCGGACGCCGAACTAGCGGCCGCCGGACTCTTCACAGCGTCTGAATTGTCGATAGTTAGTCCCGACAGAAACTTAATCGTGTTGCGAATCCACGCGTCATCGATAACGTCTCGGCGGGGGGACGCCGGCTTGGCCTCGCGGAACGGTCCAGTTGTGTCCTTAATCTTTGCCGCCGCCTTGCTCCAGTGAATCGCCGCCGAGGAAGGACTGGCCGATGCCGCCGGCGTCTCGCTCAACGGTTCGTCGAACGAAACTTCCAACAACTTGGCAATCTTTTGGAGATTGGCCTTCTTTGTCATGTAGTTCGCGTAGAACTGACCGGTCAGAATCGGATAGTCGGGGTCGTCCCTCTCCTCAACTACCCCATTCATCGACATCTTTATCGTGAACTGAACGCCATTGTTTACAAGGTGGGATAAAAATTCTCCCACCAGTTCGTACTTGTCATCACTGGCGACGTTCGGGTCGTGCGGAATCGATTCCGACGGATGCTTCTCAATGTACGCCAAACGTTCGAGGTTCAGCACGTCGACCAACGCATTGACAGTATCTGGCTGATAGAGCGTGAATACTCCGTTGGTCGTAAGACGAGTGCGAATCTGTTGCAGCAACTCCAACAGCTGATGAGGATATCCGTTAAGGACATTTCTCGAATGTTCGTTACAGACGATGCCGCGATGGTAGAACATGAAATACATAATTCTATCCAGACGGTCGGCAACAGCACTTTGGTTGTTGGCGAATTCGGCCTCGTATCCGAACAACTTCGCAACGCGATACCTCATAAGCGATAACGCAGTCGAATTTGGGAGAACGATGTTGGCACACAACATCATCTCCATCAACAGACAGCTGTCACCGACGGCGGGGTTGTGTTGATACTCGCGATTCGCGAGAATCTCATTACCCGGAACCTCACGCGTACTCATCCGGGCAATCGGCGTCGTTCCGTTCGGACTGGATACCAAGAACTTTACCAGCTTGTCTTGGAAATCCTTACGTGCCGCAATCGCTTTGGTAATCGCGGCCTTCTTCGTATTCTCATCACAACTCGACTTTGCCGCATGTCTCGCGAGGTTCAAAAGACGCATCAAATTCTGCCCTTTCGTCTTGAAATCAGACGGAATTTTAATCTCGGCGTTCCCGGCGTTCGCGCCATTCCCGGCGTTTCCTGATTCGGATCCGATCGGGATGCGGAATACGAGCATCTTAACGCCTAATTCGGCATCAGCGACCTGTTTCGAATTGGCAATCGGCGACTTCGGATTGGCGTTCGACGACTTCGGATTGGCGTTCGGCGACTTCGGATTGGCGTTCGGCGACTTCGGAGACGCATTGGCCAACTTGAGATTGGTGACCGACTTCGGAGAGGCATTAACCAACTTCGGAGAGGCGACCGACTTCGGAGAGGCGACGGCGACCGATGCGGAGGTGTTGATCGAGATCTGGGTAGACATGATTCAGCGAACTGTACTTATTCGAGTAAGTATTACTAGTAAGCTTTCGGTCTAAATGTATTGATATCATTTTTTTGTCGGACCGATATAGAGTAACTCCTAATACGGCCTGCTAGGGTTGGTTCGGGCATCCATTCGAATCAAAACCTGTATAAGCGATATACGACTCCTATACGGGTCATAGAGTTATTGACTCTACTGAGACACACGAGTCTCACACGAGTCTCATACGAGTCTCATACGAGTGTCACACGAGTGTCGCAGTCGACTACATAGAGATTCACTTGCGTAGGTAATCGCGTGTCTTCTCCAGAACCTCCTTCCAGCCTCCGCTTCCCTTGACATATTCCTTACCGGTGGCCTTAACGATGTACTTCTGGAGGAGCTTCATCGCCTCTTTGTAACTGCAAGCGTCCTTTGTTTGAATAAGTTTAAGAACCTCGACATGAACCTTCATGTGGCTAGCCGCCTTGGAAGAACCCTTCTTCTCCCCCTTCGCCGCCGCACCACCGCTAGTTTTCTTAGCGGAACTCTTCTTAGCGGAACTCTTCTTAGCGGAAGACTTCTTGGCCGAACTCTTCTTCGCCGACCCCTTCTTCTTTGCCCCGCCGCTCATCTTCTTCGCCGAAACCTTCTTCGCCGAAACCTTCTTGGCCGAAACCTTCTTGGCCGAAACCTTCTTCGCCGAAACCTTCTTCGCGGATGACTTCTTTGCTCCACCGCTCATCTTCTTAGCCGAAACCTTCTTAGCCGAAACCTTCTTCGCCGAAACCTTCTTAGCCGAAACCTTCTTCGCGGACGACTTCTTTGCTCCACCGCTCATCTTGCTGGCCGAACTTTTCTTCGCCGAACTCTTCTTCGCCGAACTTTTCTTCGCCGAACTCTTCTTCGCGGATGACTTCTTGGCGGACGACTTCTTTGCCGAACTCTTCTTGGCTCCGCCGCTCATTTTGCCAGTAGTAGCAGACGTGGATCCACGTGACTCGTTGACAGTCATCGGATAGTATATATGAAACGAAAAGAAGAAAAATCTATACTAATTTATCTATGTGCCGAAAACCGCGGGAGATAAAACGATAAATGTCATCATCTACCGAGAAAGGCGTCGAGATTCTCTAGGGTGATTTGGTCGTATGGAATATCGGCAAGTTTGGTCACGGCCGCCGTCACGGCCGCCGTCGCGGTCGCGGTCGCCGTCGCCGCCGTCACGCGTTTTTCACAGCGGTCGACCATATACTCCTGTAGTTGTAATTCCATTATAGGCTTCTTCGCATAAATGTTTGCGATTAACTTGCTATTGATTCTGGTGCGACTGTTCGACTCCATCAGATCCCCTATCTCGGTCCAAAATTTTTGAGCCGCCGATATGAATGATGACCATCTACCACCAGAGGAATCGAGCGACCCATAATTTCGCACTAAACGCATCTTCATTACTCGCACGATTACGTCATATTGGTCAATCCCACAATAGTACAACATAGTCTTACATCCGACGTACCATTTGTCGATAACCGACGATGTATCTTTATCAGTGTCGCTGATGATAACCATGGCATCGATGTATATCCCGATGTTGGTAATTCGCTTCCCCATCGTCTCGAGTACATATTTTGCCATCGTTACATAGTTATCTTCTAGCAACGCGATGCGGAGCTTGTCGTCTGATGGCAAATTAGGAGTACTCATCTATATATAGCAATGTGAATTATAATTTATATCTCTATTGGAAACGAGCTGTCCTGTGCCACGTCGAACAAACGACTGAAAAAATGAAACATACATAAACGATAGGTGTAAATATATAACAAAGCTACTGAGGATGATTTTCTGCCCGCAGTGTAACGCATGCCCCGAGTTCGTATTTAGGGACGGAAAGGATTGTATGGTCTGTCCGGATTGTCAGACGACGTGTGATATTCCGGACCTTACGATTCTACATAAGAAGGCGTCGACACATTGGTCGACACCGACCAACCCAGCATGCGGTACTTACCCGATGATTAGAAACTTTGTCTGCCAAACGGAAGGATGTTCGGGCGAGTGTATAGTGGTCAGAAATGAATTCGTCGTCGACTACATTTGTTCTCAATGTGGGAAATCGGATTCGAAATCGGATTCGAAATCGGATTCGAAATCGAAAGTCGATGTCGTATCGCCGGCGATCGATGTCGTATCGCCGGCGGTTGATGTCGAACCGCCAAAGAAGAGTAAGAGTACGAAAAAGAAGTCGAAATCGGATTGAAATCGGATATCGGATTGAAACGGATTAGGGAGATTTCGTTAACAGAATAGGTGTGTCGGAATGGTGCGTGTCAGATGTGTTTACCATATCCCGCACTTTTCCCACCAATTTCTTTATGAAAAACGAATATATAAAGTTGTTAGTGGGTCACAAATCGGCGAACCGCAAATCGCCGAGCAAAGTAGCAATCTCATCTCACTACGTCAGTCCGGCGAACATACCATCGATGAGTTCATTCGACTCGAACAGATTTGGTTTATTTTCACTGTCTGCTCTGGTGGGCATCGACGACGAATCGGTGTTGATTAACTGTTCGGTATTCATTAGGATGTCCATGTATCCGGTCCCGCCCAATATTGTCTTGCCACTCATGATGCGGCTACTAACCGCAGTCAACGTGTCCTTCTCGGAAAACACCGCCGCCTCGACCAGCATCTCCACCGTCTTCTCAAATGACGCCCTCGACAATGGGTCGGTGTCGAGTTTGTTCAACCCGTACCTCGATACCGATGTGACTACCCCCTGAGACGTCATGGAATCGACGAGCAAGCTCAGATGTTGGATATTCAAACTCTTCCCCGCATTCTCGAATACCGAGATGAACTGCGAGATGATACAGTTTCGAACCGCCTCAATGCCGTACATACAATACACCATGTAGAGGTTGTCCGACACTGTACGAATCGGGTCCACTATCTTAAAATGTAGAATGTTCGTCAAACTACAACCTGCCATGTTGATTTGATATTCCTTGTTCGCCGGCTTCTTCACAACACGCATGTCGTTCACGTGCTTCACGTCGGTCGCCGTAATGCCATCGATTCCACACAGCGTCAATCGTGACGTCAACAGCTCCATCAGCTGGATGAGGTGGCGGTGACTGTACTTAGTCGACGCAAAGCGGATGTGGACCACCGCGGCGTTGGCGGACGCGACCGAGTCCGTCAACGCGACCGAGTCCGCCAACGCGACCGAGTCCGAACTTCCGACGCAAAGATGTTTTCCAACATCTGCCAAAAGCGGCTTGTCTTTGGTCTTGTGCTTGGGTTCGGCCAACAAAGCCATCCAAGCACGTAGGATAGCAGCACGAATCGCCGGCAACGTCATCGTCGACTTCGACAACGCCGCCTCGTTCAGCACAACGCGAATCAGCCACGGGTACGACTCCAGAGTCGGCGAGGCACCGTTGGCGGCGTTGGTGGCGTACAGAATCGACGCACCGATTCTGTCTCTCTTGTGGTAAGAGGTCGGTTTCGACGGATGTTTGTCGTAGATGATTTCGATAGACGAGGAAAGGCTTTCCAAATTGGTCAATGGAAGTCGACTAGCTAAGCCACGAACGACCGACTCATCGCGATTGTACGGCTCTTTAATACAAACAACCATCGTCGGCTTCTTGATGTTTGCCGTAAACGAGATTATCTCCTTGACACGCGGAATTCCCATCATTCCGCCCACCGATGACCCCAATCCGGTCGCGTGGAATGTGTTCAACGTCATCTGCGTCAATGGCTCACAAATCGATTGTGCCGCCAACGACCCCACCATGTCGCCGGGATTGATGAGATTGCGATTGTGCGTCTGAATAACATCCACCACAATCGCATCGAGGTCCTCCTTCGATAGGTTGTACTTGCCGATTAACTGTTTCGGAGCAAAGTTTTCCATCAACGCCGAACGGAGGAGGGTCTTCACAATCGCGTCGTCTCCGCTGCTCGGATGAGGTATCACATACGTGTTACTCGGATGGAGGATGCGTTCAATCGCTGCCAAACAATCGGCAGCCGTCAACCCTCTCTGCTCGACTTTGCCGGCAGCCGACGTCGCCGCCCGGTGGACGTTGTAACGATGGTCGATGACACGACGGATGTTGAACGGAAGATTGTACTTGTCGGTCAATATGTCGGTTCTTTGAGTGGCTTTGAATTGATTCTCACGAATCATGTCGCGAATCGCCTTCAGCTCCGCATTGTACGCCACGTTCTCGGCCGGTGTCCACTTCGCAGCCTTCAGTTCCGACTTGGTTAGTGTAAAACGTTCGTCGATTTCGGCGTCGTCCATGTTTACAATCTCGAGCTGGAACTCAATCTGCTTCGCCGAGTCGTACCCGGTCTCGCCGTAGACAAACTGAATCACATGATTCAGACTGTTTACGACTGTCGATGTGTAAGACACAACCGAATCCTCCAACATCTTCATGAACTTGCGTTGTAAATATCCGGTGTCGGCTGTCTTGATGGCTGTGTCGATTAATCCCGTACGACCACTCATGTGGTGGAAGAAGAACTCGTGAGGAGCGAGTCCCTTAAGGTAACTGTTGCGGATGAAACCACCCGACTCCGGAGAGATGTCACCGGAGCAGAACGATGGGAACGTCCGGCCGTTGAGGTCCATCGGGAATCGCTCGTTGCGACCTTGGAACGTCTGCTGACCAACACATGCCATAATCTGACCGAGATTGTCCTCCTTCCCCTTCGAACCACTCTTCAACATCGCATAAATCGCATTCTCGTTGCCGATTTTGTCAATAATCGCAGTCGCCAATGACCCCATGACGGCACTGAGTTCGGAAAACACGGTATCGTTGAACGTTTTCGTCGACATCCGGTACGGGTCCGATTCCATCTCGCGAATAAGTTGGTTAACCGAATCTATCTTTTCTTGAATCTTCGAATCAACCATCGAACTAAGTTCCGAATTGGTCATACAATCTCCGAGTCCGATCGTGAAACCAGAATAGTTCATGAACCATGCGTTGGTCATCCGCTGTACGTTGTCCATGAAATCTCTCGTCTCAATCGGGCCGTACGAATCCATCATTTGATGGATAATGTTGTTTTTCTTGCCGCCAATCTCACTCTTCGTCAGAGTTCCGGTCACTAGCGACCCGTTCGCAATCACTACCGGACCGACCGAATTCTTCCACTGTATGTTGATTTTCTCACCCATCAGCATGCTCAACAACTCTTGGCCCGAATACTCCCTCTTCTCCAACACAATTTCGCCCGATAGCAACTTTTCGCCGATCGTCGTATACGTTAGAAGATTTTGTACCCTCTGTCGGTTCAACACAACCGACTTGTCGGTCATGCGGTAAGTGCCCAATATCGTATCTTGCTTCGGAGTCACGATCGGCGTCGACGTCGACGGAGAAATCATGTTACGATTGATACTCGCCATCATCTTCAGCTCGACCTTCGCCGCCTCCGACTGTGGAGGGAAGATGTTCATCTCATCTCCGTCGAAATCGGCATTGTACGGCTCCGTCGCGGTAACGTTCAAACGAAACGTCAACAGCGATGGGTCGTTGATAATCTTCGCACGATGTGCCATCATACTCAGTTTGTGGAGACTCGGTTGCCGATTCAACAGAACCATGTCGTCGTCACGCAAATGGCGATTGACTATCCAGCCCAACTCCAACTCGATGGTGCGGCGAAATCCAAACGTCAAATCGATGACACGATTGCGACCAGTCAATATGTTGTTCGCACCCGGATATCGGTCTGGACCGTTCCGAACAAGTGCCGTCAACTCACCGATGTTGTCTGCTGTGACAATCTCCGGATACGTAATGACCTTGGCAATCGCAATCGGCACGCCCAATTCGTCGGTACCGATATTCGGGTCTCCGCCGATAACGGTTCTCGCAGAGAAATCGACACGCTTTCCCATACAATTTCCCCTAATACGCCCCTCTTTCCCATTCTTGAACCGGTACGATAACGACTGCGTGGCGGTGTTCGAACTCGACTTCAACTCCGACCTCGGAAGCGTCGATGACTCGTTGTCGCAATACGTCGCTATGTGATACTGGAGCAGCTTGTTGTATCTCTCACTGCCGTTCGCTTTCGTCGTCGAATCGGCCGCATTCATATACTCCTTCGTCTTCTGTTCACGTAGCACGTTGTCGATTTTGACAATATCTGCTATTTTCTGAGTCAACGAATCCTCGACGGTGATATTCGACCTCGCCCCAATACGAATCGTCGGACGAATCGCAACCGGTGGAATGTGAAAATTCTCGATAATCATATTCTCCGGGTTGAGGACTCCGAGCAACTCTTTCTCCTCCGACGAAAGGTTGGAGAGTATGTTCAGGCAGTCGGACGGAGACAACACTTGACGCACGAATTTCACCTTGCCGCGAACGACGACCTCGCCGACCAAACCCTCCTCGAACGGATACTCGATCATAATCTGAATCGTACCTCCATCCTTCTTGCTGACCTCCTTGATAATCTTCGGAACCTTCGTGTTCGAATACGGCGACTTGCGAACATTCGTCGTTATCAGATTGTACAACTCGCGGAAGCGGCGTTTGTTGTTCGGCATACTCTTAATCGCGTTCAGACGAGGGTCGTTGAACGGTATCAACAACTTGGTCGTTGGGATGTCGATACACTGCATAACTTGGCGGAGATACGGAATGTACGCAAGATTGTGCTGAGGTTCAGACAGCGTGTGATGTCCCGGATGTCCCGGACAGCTCAAATGCTCCTCTCCGCAGTAGCTGCAGCGGAGACCGGGATCGGATACTCCGAGGTTGGGGTCCAATACACCCTTAGGCTTCGGCACATTGTTCTCATAGCCGATCGCGTACAAAATCCCACGATTCTCAGAACCGTTGTCGACAATCACGGACGACTTTAGAATCTCATTGTTTCCAAGAATGCTGAACTGAATCGAGTCGGCGGTGTACACCCTTTCCGGTTCAGAATCGTTGAATCGAGTCGTATTGGTTCTCCTCATAATTGTCGGAAAACGATTCGGACAAACAAATCCGCGTGTATAATATACTACCAAAGACATGGTTTATATGGGTTTCATTTTTTCGGTGAGTTAGAACGGCCATACGGCAATGACGGCAAACTTTTGGCCCGAATTGCCAGAATGGCCAGAATGGCCAGAATGGCCAGAATCGCCCGAATCGATATAGAGGTTATAGAGATTTACTAGTATAGGTTGATTTGATATATAATGTCGATTCAGCCGCAAACTACAGAAAGTGATGGGGAGAAACGGTATTCCAACTGGGAGAGTTTTGAATTTACCAACTTGGATGGTTCGAAGATAGGACTACAGAAGGAGTTGTTGAAGGCGATTTACGGGCGTGGTTTTGTTGCTCCATCGCCGACTCAGCAAAAGTGTTTGCCGGTGGTGTTGAGTGCGTATCCGATTAAGGCGACCGCGGCGGAAACCGCAACCGGGACGGCGGCGGAAACCGCAACCGGGACGGCGGCGGAGACCGCAACCGTGACCGCGGTCGAGTATGAGTATAAGGATGCGATTCTACAGGCACAGAGTGGTACCGGGAAGACGTTGACGTTCGGAATTGCGTCTGTGTTCCAACTACTGCGTCGTTACAATCTCGGTTACCGATTGTGTGCCAATCGTCCGTCGGTGCTGATACTGAGTCCGACGAGAGAGTTGGCAGCACAGACGTATAGCAGGTTGTCGGAGTTGACGACGTATACGAATATCAGGATTGAGCGGTGTATTGGGGGTATTTCGGAGAGAGAGAATGTGATGGCATTGAATGCCGGTGTCGACATCGTTATTGGGACACCCGGAAGGGTGCGTGAGTTGGTAGCGAGGGGAAAGTTAATCGGGAGCGAACTGATGTTGATTGTATTGGACGAAGCCGACCGGATGCTCCACCCCGAAGATGGATTCATCGACGAACTTGTTGCGATATTGGGTGGTCAGAGTTACATCCCGGAAAACTGCCAGTTCACGATTTACAGTAGTACGTTCCCGCCCGACGTGTTGAGTACCATATTGCGTCGTCGGTTGTTGAGAGATGATGCGATTAAGGTGTTGATGAATGTTGAAGACCTCCCGTTGGCGGGAATTAGTCAGTTCAAGATAGAGATTCCGGAGGCACAAAAGGTTGAGGTATTGTCCGACTTGTACTCGTCGCTGAACATTAGTCAGACGATGATTTTTACCAATACCAAGCAGCAGTGTAATAAGATACATTCGAAACTATCCGAGGATGGGTTCACGATTCATCAGTTGACGTCAGACACTCCTCCGAATGAGCGAATTCAGATTCACGACGACTTTGTGAATGGACGGATTCGGATATTGGTTACGACGGATGTGATGGCACGCGGAATCGATATCAAGGGGGTTTCGTACGTTATCAACGTTGACATTCCGAAGAATATGGAGACGTACTACAACAGGGTGGGTAGGACCGGACGATACGGGTGTAAAGGGGTTGCGATAAATCTCGTGTCGCCCGACGACGTCAAAAAGATATCGGCTATTGAGCAATTTTACTCCATCCGGATAGAGGCGATGCCGGAAAACTTTATCGAGTATGCGTGAGATGCTATTGTGGACGACGGCGGCGACCGGCTGCGGTGGGAGTACGGCGGTGGGAGTACGGGGACGTGGCGGCGGCGATGACGGCGACCGGCCGCGGCGAGCCGCGGCTCGCCGCCGTCTCATAACGGGTAGGTGTGTGAAACGTCTGTTTGCGAAAGAAAACATCTAGAATTTTAAACGGATATTTTAATCTGATTCTCATTATATATAATGAGTTCGCATATCGGCGGTGGTGATCCCAATACACACGAACTATGGGAATATTACAATGGCAAAAGCACATTCGAAGAGGAGGACTTATCGACATTCTTGGGCAGACTGAGGAAAAAAATGCCGAGTGACAAAATATCGGAGATTAAAGACAAGTTCGAGGAAGAGTTGAAGGAGGCGGTTAAAGTTGCCCAGGTGGTTTCGGCAAAACTCCAAACCAAGTACGGTCATTTGTCCGACCAAGACATTCTTTCCAAGATTAAAAAGTATGCCAAAGGGTACAATTTGAACAGCGGACAGGAGCACGCGATTGTTCAAAACATTGTCGAGCAACGCTCGGTCGGAACGTCGAATGCGAAGTTCAGTTTCCGCCCGGTCAAGTTCAGCCGAATCGGCGACATGTTGGGACATCCCAGACAGCACTCGGTCGGGAACGTCAATATTTCCTCCGAGGACCAGCCGTATTTGAACGAGATCGCTCTCTTGTACGCCCAAAAATTGGCACTCCACCAGTCGTTGATCGAACAAACGTCCCGTTACAGGGATTGTGATTTCATCGCAAAACGCCGTCAATTTGACCACAACTTTAACTCTGCCAACGACGCCGTTATGCCGCTTATCGTAGCTCTGTTCGGGCCCCAAATTAAAGCACTCGACATGCACTTCCTCATTCCTAACTTGGCCAAGATTGTCAAGGCACGTTCGGAGGGTCAACAGCCAAAGTCGCTCGTCGATTACGATCTGATATGGAATATCTGCCGCGACAACTCCACATTCTCGTGCACGTCGGACAAGTCACCGATGAACGATTGCCTTGCGAGGGTGCGTATCCAGACCGCACTCTGGACGACTGTTTTCAACATGAGGAACGGTGCGTTGTTCCACAGGGAGAACAACGATATTCGGATGTATCTACAGCAATGCAACCAGAACGTCTACATGGCACCCGATATGTTGATTAACAACGACGAACACAAAATGTTGGAACGCCTATTCAGTGCGTTCGCATTCAAGCGTGTGTTCATGAGCAAGATGCCGTTCCAGGTTCCGATGGCGGGCTTTTTCGGAAATTCCAAAATTAACCCCTTCTACTCTCAGCAGATGCACCAAGTCCCGAACTGTGAGCCGGTCACGTTCTTTACGGTTCGTCTGCCGAACATCCCCATACATAGCGAGGATGAAGAGTCTCAGGTCCATTTGGAACTAAAGGAACAGCTTTCGCAGCAGGATTTCTTTATGAATCCCATTACGCAACAAATCGTTCCTCACCACGTTAAGGTTGTGTACGCTCATGGGCTGTTTGTCGTTTACATCAATCGTTTCAAGACGTCGTTCAACATCCACAAGCTGCAGTACATGTCTCAACCGTTCATGTTCAATCAGTTGCCGATGATCGACCAGTCGAACGTTATCTCCAACCGCTTCCCTATCAACTGCCCGCTCTATATGGAAATCGGCGACGCCAAGACTCCGTTCCGTCTCAGGTCGTATGTGTCGATTCCGAAAATCGAAACTACCAATGCGGACTTTATTTCTCCCGACGTTGGTTCGGTTCACTACAAGCCTTCCAACAGCGAGGCATGGGTTATCAGGTCCGACGCAGAAGAACCATTTCAATACAATGTTGAGAAGGAGACCGACCCGCAGTGGAATGCGGAGGGCACCCCCGACCAAACCGACCGATTGACGTTCCTCTCCAAGGTTCTGGTTTACTCCGATGTGACCAACGAGGACAATCGCTCGAACTCTCTCTTGTACGGAAGTTTCCCCCAACATTATCGTCGTTGAAAGAAAAAACTATAAATAGCAGTGTTCGCTGGGGATTCCAAGTAGGTTCCTACGATTCGTCGTGCGATTCAACACAACTTTGGGAATGCGTTGTCGGATTTCGAAATTCGACCGAATCGCAATCCATTCGTTAATATTTCACTTTATCGTCTCCGGCTTCCCATAGTTCAAATGCTTGTTCGGCAATTCGATTTGGCATGTGGGTGAATTTGATTTTTCTGTCCTCGATACTCTTCTCCAATTCGGCATAAATCAACGAGTCGTCGAAATCGATTCGTGCCGCGTCGGTTTTCGTATTGGCGTAATAGACATGGTCGAGTCTGGCCCAGTAGATGGCTCCGAAACACATCGGACATGGCTCGCAACTCGTATACATCGAATGGCCGGAGAGGTCAAACTTGTTTAGCTTCTTACATGCCGCTCGGATGGCATTCACTTCCGCGTGGGCGGTCGGGTCATTTTGAGTCGTAACCGAGTTCGATGAGCATGCCACTATCGATTGAGTCTTGGTGTCGACCACAACCGCACCAAATGGACCACCGGTTCGGTTCAACACATTGTTCAAACTCGCAACGCACGCGACCTCCATATTCGACTTTATGACCGATGCGTCATTCATCGCAGTTTTGTATATATAATCACATACAAAAAAGTTTATAACGGACGTTCGGCCAATATTGTTGTCCGCTCAGAGGACGCCGACTAAAAAACGGAGCATGGTTGTGAACAAACCGATACCGATTACGGTGCCGATTCGACCAACCGTAGATGGGTCAATCGACACAAATCCGAACATGTACATCGCTTCTCGTCGTCGCACAATCGATATAAACCTATCCAGCGACATCGCAGCCCGCTCGAGCGTGGTCGGCGACCAATCTAGGCCCAGCGTCGCCGTGCTCGTCTGCGTCATCGCAGAGTAAGCGAGCGACCGAATCCGATTACTTTGTTTTTCGAGAGCGGTGACGACTCCGGTACTGAGTTGGTCGTTCATGTGTGCTATCGCAGTTAGGGCCCAGATGAATACGACGGTTGATGTAGTGGCGTCGAAAAGAAGACATACAATCCACTGTTGAAAAATGTTTTGATTCTGAAACGATGATGAAATGAGAACCGCTACGGCCATCACTCCACAAACAGGAAGTATTTGTTGAACCGATTTCTGGAACGTCGCGTCGAAACGATAAAAGTCGTGAAAACAATAATACAATGCCTCCATCGCCTCTACGTCGGCTTCGCTTGTTATGTAAATACCGATTGCCTTGTCGACCTTTTCGCCGTCGTCTTGGAGGTCAATTGAGCGTATAAAGTTGTTGAGAATCTTTTGAAGTGTCGATATCTTTGTCAACGCATCTCTGATAACAATATGTGTCAAAAATAGACCAGTACATACGCTAAACACTATCGTGGCCAAATATGACAAACGAGTCAGTAGTCCGATGTTGGCATTGAAGAGATTATTTTCACCGCTATAGAAACTAATCATCGTTGGCAGAAACGCTCTAGCGAACGTATAGATGTACGGAAGTATCGTATTCCGATTTAGGCCGAAATTGTATCTTTGTGCGTGTCTGTATGCGACGTGGGCGATATTCTCCTTTGTACGAAATGGTGAAAGCGGTGGAGCAAGGAAAGTAGAAGCCGAACTACGTCTCGAATCGTCATTCCGTCCGACACTCTCTCCCTTAAGTCGTCTAAGTTGTTTCTGATTGTCGTAGTACTCTTGGACGTGAGCGGGAACTCGTGTGAAGTGTTCGAGCCATAACAAGACAGTGTCGTCTTTTTCCAAAATAGAAAAGAACACTTGTATTACCGACACACGCTCGTGCCACTCACATCGGATTTCGGACCTTTTCACGTCAAAGTAGAACTGTCGCTGTGGGTCGAATGAGAGAAATTGGGCAACTTGTAGGCGGAAGTACCGCATTTCGCTCAACGCCATGTACTCAATACTTTGGGCGATTGACTCTCGTGAACATTGTGCGGCAACTCCGATGAACCACAATATGGAACTACACAAAATATCCGGATATGATACGTCGATTAGACCCCATATACGTAAGACCAGCACGGTTTCGAACATTGTTATCAACGCGTTCGCTACCATCGCCATTCGACACATCGTGTTGAACGCAGTCTTTTCCGATTGTGTGTCGTTGGGAAAATACTTTGCCAGAAATTGTCTTCGTGTCAAAAATGGCACTTGTAATGCCATGAATCGTCCAAGGAAGAATCGGATGAGCCTCTTCGGTACAAATTCGCTACTCCGACGCAATGTGGTGATGTTGTCATAATCATTTGACCGGATGGTTTGCCATCGCAGAACGTTTGACCGGAGAGCGGTAGGCGATATGTTGTATGCCTTAAAAAGTTCCGAGATTGCCGGATACGGAACCGGGAAATGCTCCGTCGGGGACGTCAGCTGTAAAGCGACGACCGGTTGTTGAATCATTTTCGGAGAACCACCACCTTCTGACATTAGTTGTCGGGATAATGCGGCTAGTTGACGAGTCAGCTGCTGACCGAATGAGACCGAACGAGGAACCGACCGGAACGTCGTCGTCACGCGAGACGCGGTTACGATTATCGGGTCTGTCGGATAATCGAGACGCTGTGAACGCAATTCGGCCAACGACGATTCGAGTTCACTTACGTCGATTTCGAATCCACACGCGTAAATGGCGTGAAATAAATCAAACTTGGATACAAACCCCTTTCCGGAGGTGTCGAGTGAACCGAGTATGTCGAAATACGGCGTATCGAACTCCTCATGTGTAGGAGATATTTGAATCGCAAGCATGGGAGGCCTAATCACTTATAGGTTTGAAATGTGGCAACGGGCGATGGTCGGTCGGTCGTCGGTGTCCGCTACACAATCCCACGTACTTGTGTATCACAAAATCCGCACCAGCGGGAAATGTCGGTTGTCGTTCGAACCATTCCAAACTACCCAACTGACACTTCCGTTAGATTCCACAATATACAATTCGCTGGATCGTTTTTGGCAGAGGATCCGGACAACATAGTGTTTTTGACAATTAATGAGCAAACCGGAGTCCTATTCGGATGGGGAACGGATTTGACGCATATCGAGCAGAAAACCGGCATCGTGTTCGAGTGTCGAACGAGCCAAGAACATGGACTTCTCTACGTACGCGATTACATCGACCTACCCGACTTTGAATTGTACAACAAAATCGGATTGGATGATGCGAATGACGGTATTCGTTTGTCGTATCTGTATCAGATTCGCAAACATGTGCGACAAAATCCATCTCAGCGAATCTTCCAACTTGACGAAAAACGCAATCTCGATTATACGTCGAACATCAACAGTACAATAAACCAAAGCTTGTCTGGTGGAATTTTTGTTAACATTTATGGCGAACAAGTCTTTCTCTCCTCCGCACACCATTGCCAAACAGGAACAAACGTATCGGCGTATCATCGAGTAAGGGTCGTATTGGTCGAATCGGACAAAAGTGACAAAAGTGACTTATCGGATGAGGATGTATCGCGTAAGTGACGTATCGGGCTACGGGTGAAATGTGCTAGCGAGTGATGGTTGTGGTCGCGTCGGTCGCGTCGGTCGCGTTGAACAAACCCAAGTTCGCCCATAAAAACAATACATGTGTGGGACGATATTTCATGAAAAGTATCCCCACTGCTACTATATATAGTTAAACAAAATGGGCGTCAGTCGAGACCAAGCAAGGTATTTATGGTCGACTTCTTGGTTTTCCATCGTGTCGGCTATGTACGGACTATCTCGTGGTCATCAACTCGCAATCCTGCCATTGATTGTATTCTGTACATCGCTAAACTATTGGCGAAACCCGTTCGACCGTTCGATGCGGAGATTCGTCGATGTAATGGCTGTATTGATTTGTGCTACGTGCCAAATATATTTTGCGAGAAATCTATCGAACTATTCGACGTACATCAAACTATCCATCATCGGCTTCTCCTTCTATCCGATTGCGAGATTGATGAAATACCACAAGCATCCGTGGAAATCTGTTATTTCACACAGTGTGATGCACGTCGTGTGTAATGTGGCGAATATAGTTTTGTATTCATCGCCGACTAACGGACAACCGTTGTCTGATGGCGGCTCGAACGGCACAGACACAGACGATGGCGGCCCGGACGGCGATGGCGGCCCGGACGGCGATGGCCCGCATGGCCCGCATGGCCGGCCCGCGTTAAGCCAAATAGGTATAAATGCCAGTCGGCGATGATATACAAATGAGTATTTTAATTCTGCCACACGAGCTATCGTACACTCGCAAATGTCGCCCGGATTTCTGGACGACGTCGATTGACTTCATTGGTAAAACGATTGTCGTCGACGAATCGATTGTGGTCCATCGTGCGACGATGGATACGTATTTGGAAGTAGTCGGCGAGGCGTTGTATGATGACAAAGTGACGCATTCGGCAAAGTATATGGGGAACACCGAGTTGGTGTACGAAACTCCCAAGTCGTCATATTACATGATGTACATCGACCCGTGTTATTCGGAAGCGGAAACTGTATCAGCACTGAGTTCTGATAATGGGCCGAACAAGATTAATGAGATTGCGTCCCTATTGAGTCCGACCGGAGTCGGAGTGTTCGGAGTCGCTTGTTTGGTAAAGATAGATATTGACGAAAATGGCAAAGAGTCGTTTGCTTGCTTCGACCGAACCACTCTTGCCCACGTCATCGAGCGACGATTGAACCACACCGCTATCGAGGTAGTGACGACCGCTGCGGTGACCACGGCGGTCACCGCAGCGGTGACCGCTGCGGTGACCACGGCGGCGACCACCACCTATCGCGAGGTATCGATAACGAACGATTTGAGCGGTCTGTTCTCTACCTACAAGAGTTACAAGAAGGAAACGAACGAATTCGGATGTTCTTATATGTGTTTGGGGGATAATACGAACGACACCAGTTCAAAGTCTACTAGGTTGTATATTGCGACGTTGGGTGATAAGAAAACAGCCATCGGGGACTTTGATAAGGAGCATCTGAAACAGATGCTCGAACTCGAGGCTGTTCTGGCGGCGACCGCGGCGGCGACGACCACGACGGCGACGGATACCACGACCACGACGGCGACGACCGCGACCGCCGGTGCCAAAGGTAAGCGTATTACGGCGATATGGAACAAACTACCCGAGATTCGGAACACGTCGGCCAAAATCCGCTTGTTATATTCGAGATACAGCAAGGCGGATTAGGTTGAGATAACGCTATCGCCGTATGCGGACCAACCCGGGACTCGTATTAGAGTCACAAGCAGAGATTCGGTCGCCGCGGTTCGGAGAGTCGCCGCGGTTCGGGGAGTCGCCGCGGTTTGTGGACAAATTTGAACCATCGTTGTTTGATTTAATCGTGTCCGATTTCAAGGTCCAAATACAAACTACCCCTTTTGATGTACCCCTCCTCGTCGATCCACTCACTCCCCTTTTCCGGAAACGCCAAATAGTTGTCTGGGTCGACGACGTTATTCGCAATATCGGTCTTTATTTGACCAACATCCAACACAATTTGGTCGCTCGATTGCGTATCGAGCGAGCGAAACAGATTTGGCCCGACTCGTTCAAGGCGTATTCGGGTGATGCTGTATTTTACCGTCAATAGAGTGTCGGTACCGGTTGGTTTGCTCGACAGTTCGAGATAGATATCACCTTTGTTGACGTCGGTGGCGAGTTCTGTTACCGACTCCAACGCGGTCTCAGTCGCGAACGACTCCGACGTGGTCTCAGTCGCGAACTCTGTCGCGAACTCTGTCGCGAACGACTCCGACGTGGTCTCCGCTGCGGTATCTGTCGTCTCCGCCGAGGTCGCGATTTCCGATTCGGCGGAGCGTTCGGAGCATTCGGAGCGTTCGGAGCATTCGTCGCGTTCGGAGCGTTCGCTCGTCTTAGGATATGTACGATTTATCTGTGTATTATCCGGATATGTATCAAAGAATATATTCGAAACAAGATTTATACTTGCTGCGATGTTTGAGAGGATAGTCGGGTTTAACCCAGACGCGTACTTTTTACATATTTGGATAATCAGACTTTGAACATGTTCGGTCGCGAAATCTGTCGCGAACTCGGCCGCCGATTCTGAGTTCGACTCCGAGCGAGGATTTCCGAATCGGAATGAGTTCAGAATCGCATCGTCGGACAATAGCTCGTACGCGATTTGAACCTGTATGAAATCCGCCGCAGAACCGCCTTTGTCTGGATGTGTTTGTAGACTCTTGCGACGATACGCCTTTTTCAATTCCGCCTTTGTCGGTTTTGATGTTGTGTCCAAATCAAGAATTCGAATTGCCTCCAATACCGTTATCATTTTATGGCGTACCCTAACCTGAACTGTTGAATGCGACTATACTGATTTGGCAACTAAAGTTTTGGCGAAAAATGCGACCGTCGTGACACGCGACAAAAACTGGCGTCGACCAATTATGGGTTACAATATTGCGAAAGAAGCTGAAAGACACCGAACAAGATATTGCCAAAAAACTCGGCACGAACACCACTTGCGACGCCATGGCCAGTTACCAATTGACCGATTCCACCACCTATCGCACCTATGAATGGTCCGACGACGATACCGGGTGTCACGACGGCACCTCTTGGGACGGTTACGAATTCGCCGCGAACTAAAACGAGGTCTGTCATGAACCCACACACCAACCCGGATACGAAACCAATAACAATTCCAGACATAACTAAACTAACGAAATATGATGTCGGGCCACCGCCGCTCGTCCGGCCGCCGAACGCACTCGTTTACACCATATAAATAATAAACAGTGTAAGTAGTTATAATATGTTAAGACTTTTGCTACAAATCGTCAATGCTGTAACGACTGTCCTGTTCATATGGGCAATCGTTACTGTGTTGAAACAACTCAAACGGAAGATGGACAGTCAACAAACCGATATCGAATACATTCGCGGGGTTGTTTCCGACATCGATGCCAGACAAACTCTTACAGACGAATCTCAGAAAGCGTGTCTGGTTCGAGTAGAAGAGTTGCGAACAGAGTTGCGAACAGAGTTGCGAACAGAGTTGAAACGTTTGGAGTCGGTGCCGATTAGTGTTTCTCGCCCGTCCGTCGGTGGTGGTTTCGCGAACGGCTCGGCGAATAGTTTGAGTGATGTGGCAGAGTCGGCGAAGTGCGAGTCGGCGAAGTCAGAGATGCGATGCGACGGCGATAGGTGCGTGATGCCAACGCTGTCAGCGAATACACCATCGGTGACTAGTGAGGACGAACACTTGTTTGACGGGAACACTCAAACGACTATCGGCGGGACAATTATAAGTATTGAAACTATAGAGATTTCTGACGCCGACATGTTGGGTGGTGTTGATGGCGATACCGACATCGCCGACGCGGATGTGACGGCGGAAATGACAGAAGTCGCCGACGCGGAAATGACAGAAGTCGCCGACGCGGATGTGACGGAGGTCGGCGACGAGTTCGATATCGAATACAAACCGTGTGATGTCGATATCGAGTACTCTATGGCAGATGTTGCGACGGCGACATCGTCTAGCACAAGTGGGGATATGGCCCGAACATCCAAAGTGGTGGGATTGGCCGGTACAAAGTATACGATTGAAAAGTTGAAGTCTCTGTTTGAAAACAATACTCTGAATACGATTTCGCTGAAGGATTTGACCAAAATATGCGAGGCCCACATCCCCGAACTGTATGGACGATTACAGTCGTCTAAGATACCCAAACGAACGTTGTTGGGAGAAATGCTCGACAGATTCGACGAATAAGTAAGTCGATGAAATAACCGACCGAATAAGTCAATGAAATAACCGACCGAATAAGTCAATGAAATAACCGACCGAATAAGTCAATGAAATAACCGACCGAATAAGTAAGTCGATGAAATAACCGACCGAATAATTAAGTCGATGAAATAACCGACCGAATAAGTAAGTCGATGAAATAACCGACCGAATTCGCGGCTCGTATAGTGAGTGTGTCGAACCGGAAAGAAAACCCTATATAATTTATCTAACCAACTTTAAATGACAGATAAACTTTCTACTCGGACTGGTCCGACTCCGGACATGGCCACATTTGCCCTCGTTCATCCGTTTATTAACGGAACAACCTTTGTCGGTGTTTCTAAAAAATCGCTCGATGCGGCAAACGAAATATGGAGCACGTTAAGTTCGACCTTCCGAAGCAATGTTTCGCGGTCGGCGTTTTCTATAATCAATCTTAATACTGACAAGTTGTACAACTTTGAGGTTTCGGAAACGATGGAGGGAGGGAATATTAGTTGGCACATCCAGCCGATAAAGATATCGGCCAAGACGGAAAAGATATTCCGAAAAAAGATTGTTGAAAACGCCGAGGCCGCGGAACGACTGATGCGGTCGAAGGTGACATGGAAAAAGGCCGATGGAACTCTATTACGGAGCGAAACCATACAAGACATATCTGCGGATTCGTCCGAATTATCAACATATGTAGGAAAGAAAGCGGCGAACGCGACAACGGCGACGAACGCGACAACGGCGACAACGGCGGCGAACGCATCGAACGCATCGAAGGCGGCGAACGCATCGAAGGCGGCGAACGCGGCGAACGCATCGAAGGCGGCGAACGCGACGAAGGCGGCGAACGCGACGAAGGCGGCGAACGCGTCGAAAGACCAAGATGGTGGGAGAAGAAGACATCGAAAGAGTCGCCACAGACGCAGATATTCAGATTCGGATTCGGATTCGGACTCTGACTCTGACTCTGACTCGGATTCGGATTCGGACTCTCCTATAAATCGAAGAAGACGGTCGAAACATGTATTGCCCGGAGCGGCAATCCAAAACATGTTAAGTCTCGACCTTTACCAGAACACAGTCATTTACCCCCTTTCGAAGGTTTCGCTGGTTCCGTTTAATGTCCCCGCACCGGTTTCGTGGACGTATTACTACAACATGTACGAGGATATGGCGGTATTCAATCTTCCGGTGTTCAATCAAATGTTCCCACAACAATTAGTGGTCGCGTCTATAATAAGCGAAAAATGAACAGAGAGTTGGCAAAAACTGAAATAAGATAAACCGGTCATGTTATGATACAATTACACCTGCTGTTTGATAACATCGCATACCAAATGGGAAACACAATCAACAATCCGGACGCGTTGGGACAGTTCGTCCGAGACCTACATTCGCCTCTCGCAACCGTCGAAGACTGGTCGGAGACAGAGATGACAATACGGACAGAGATGGAAAGTGTTTCCACTAACATCGAACCTCTATTTGCTCTGATTGGGCTGATGAACGCACTGCGACGTGGTGAGATAAAATTCCTACCTCGCTCGTCGCATCACGTGCTACAGACCGAACTGGCCGGAGTGGTCAATTACATATTAGCCGAGTCCGGTACGAAACCATCAGAACTCATCAAGTTAACAGTCGGTTTCTCACACGATATCGCCCCGCCGTTCGTCGCTTTGATTGTTATGATGATAAATTTACAGAGGTCGCCCGACGACTCTATCGACAACGAATGGACCGAAATCCTCGAATCCGACCACTCGTTGGTGATTAGCGATTCCGGCATGAGTTTCCGAAACGACCAATACTCGTTTCGTTTGTGTCGAGTCGGCCCCGATTTCGCTAATTCGTTCATCGGTACCAATACCGCTAATTCGTTCATCGGTACCAATACCGCTAATTCGTTCATCGGTACCAATACCGCTAATACGTTCATCGGACGTGACAACCTATCGCCAACGAAAGTATCTAGATACGCGATTGTATAGTGCCATATAGATACTAAATTGGTATGCCGAATCCAGAATCGATTCGTTGTATGTCCGATTCATTTACAGTCAGTCGAACGACTCGAGTTGTTATTCGGGCTATGAGCAATAGTTTCAATCACATCAAGTAATTGGTTCGGACCCGTTACGACGTACATGTAATCCAATACGTGTGGTTTCAAAAACCCCTCCGCTTGGGCATTGTGTAAATACGAAACAAAGTGTGAGTAATGGCCGCGATAGTTGTACAATATCACACTCCGTCGTGTGTGGTCTTCCCACAAGTTTAAATCATTCTTTACAAAGACATCAAGTATCTCGTAAGTGGTCCCGACTCCACCGGGCAGTGCTAAGATGATGTCGGATGACCGAATCAGATTCGATTGCCTCTCTTCAAATGTATCGTACGTCAACTGTATTCCCGGATACGCATTCGATGCTTCTGTTTCTCGAACAAACATCGCCGCGTTGTATCCCACCACGTCGCCGCCCCTAGATGCGTATTCGGTTGGTATAATCCCCATCAGCCCACTATCTCCTCCTCCGTACGCGACCCGATAGTCCAATGGAAGTTGTTGTGCGATTGTTCGCAATTCCGACACAATCGTCGAATCCACACTACCAATCCCGCCCCTATAAGACGACCCCGAAAAGATTCCGATTGTTCTCATTAGGTTCCTATATGTAATTCTAAGAACTGTACTTATATAGTCTAATATGTTTTTGTTGATTTATTGTTCTCGAACAATAAACGATATAAACGAATGCCGTACTAGTTAGTATTGTCTGTTTACGTTTCAAACGATGACTACATTACTCGCAGAGAAATCACTCGACCACATCCGCCGACATTGGGACGAGTACATATCGAGAGTTCGCTTTGGAACACCCGAATTCGACATTTTGTGGAATGCGATGTGTGAACGTCTGAATATACGACCCGACCAGCCGTATGTCGAGACGTTGAAATCGTTTATTTCTAATCACAGCGAAACCGAATATCGAATTCCGAATTTGAACAACGTCGAACGTTCCAAATTACACGCCTTGTGTGACAAAATTGGACTCTACCACGAAAGTGCGGGTACGACGAGAGCAGATAAGACGCTCGTCGTTAGCAAACCCAACGTGTGGTTGTGGGATTACACGAAGCCGAATCGGTCGAGAGGTTTCAAAACGATGTATTGTAATCGGTGTCTGATTTCAGGGGACCGGAATACTTTGTTGTGTAGTGTTCATTTCAACTTCCTCGTATGCCACAACTGTTGTCGTACCAAACTCGGCGACGACGGCGAACCGCTCGATTGTCATAAATGGGAGCCGGCGTATTCGTACTAATTCGAAATAAATGATTCCCACTCTGATAGCATACACGTGATATACGATAAAAAGCAATATGACGACGAGCGATTCGATGCTGAGCGATTCGATGCTGAGCGATTCGATGGTTAGCAATTTGTTGCCGAACGATATGACAAGAGTCGTTCTCGGCAGCGACATCTTTATCTCAATAGGTCCATATCTGGACCGTACGACGTTCGTACAAATGATGTCGGTTTGCGATAACGATACAAAAGTCGGACTTCTCCGTTCGTGCCAGATTAGACACCTCGGGTCGGAACCGCGGTCAGAACCGCGGTCAGAACCGCAGTCAGAACCGCGGTCAGAACCGCGGTCGGAACTGAGTTCGCGAATCTATATCGACCCCGTTCTGTTGGAGACGTACGATTGGCAAGAGGTTGCCGATACGATAGGTCGACTTTCCGATATAGAATTGTACATCCATCCAAATATACCGTTACCCGATGCCGCATTCGACGGGTTCCAAGAACTGGTTTCGTTTCATCAAATCGGAATCGTAATCGACAGCAACGGACAATCACAGATAGTCGACGGCAACGACGTTGGGATAGAGCATGCGATTCGAAGTGGGGTGTCGATGTTCAGAGGGTGTGTCAAGTTGGAGTCGGTACTGGGAATGAATCTAGACCGACTCCAAAATGGAACCTACATGTTCGCTAACTGTTGTAAATTACGCCAACTCTCGACGACGCTAGAATGTTGTGTCGACGGCATCGGCATGTTTTTCGGGTGTGCCGAATTGGAGTCGACAAATCGGATGACGTTGAATAATCTCCACACCGGCGAGGCCATGTTCGCTCACTGTATCCGATTACGAACCGCTCCAGAGATGACGCTAAAGTCACTCACTTGTGGAGAACGAATGTTCGAATTCTGTCGACAATTGGTGTCTTTGCCAGAAGTCGTGTTGGAGCGTTGTATCGACGGTCTACACATGTTTGCTAGATGTAACGAATTGGAGTCGATACCGAAAATGACGTTACACAGACTCGTCAATGGAAAACGCATGTTCTACGAGTGTTATTTGTTGACATCGTTACCGAACATGACGTTGGAAAATCTCATCGATGGCGACCACATGTTCGAGGACTGTATTTCATTGAGTTCGATACCGAAAATGACAGCACAAAATCTGCGTTCTGGGGAACAAATGTTCGCAAACTGTCAAATGATATGTTCGATACCGAATGGGACATTTGCCAACTTGGAGTACGGTCAACACATGTTTGGTGAGTGTTTCAACTTGGAGTCGATTCCCCAAATATCGCTACACCATCTCATCGTCGGTGACTCCATGTTTTTCGGATGTTGTAAATTACGTCGCCTGTTACGCATTTTTTCACAGTTCGACGTATCCCCACTCGACTCTGCTGTTCGCATGTTTGAGAATTGTACCGAATTAGAAACCGTCGATGACGATTTCGAACAGCTCCGAGACGGGCGAATGATGTTCCGAAACTGTACGAAATTACGGTCGCTGCCATCTACACTCTGTTCGCTCGAAAATGGAAAATCGATGTTCGAAAACTGCGTAAGTCTCCGCTCGTTACCAAACGCGACGTTACGAAATTTACGTAACGGTGAATGTATGTTTCACGGTTGCTCGATGTTGGTGATGGAGTCGGTATCGTTACACACCTAACAAGATGTTGTTATACGAGATAGACGGTTGTTTTCATGGATTCAACCAAGTGTAAGACAAAATAGTCATCGAAATGCCAAAGCCCTCGCTTTCAAGGCGATGTGTGAGAGTCACGTCATCTGTTCCGTATTTAATTGTTGTAAGCATCTGGTCCCAGTTACTACAACGCCACTTATTGCGAATGTTGGTAACTGTACCTGACACTCATTCCGTTTTGTTCCATTTTTGAAAAATCAAGCTGTTTTAGATTTAAATTGTATGTTATTGCCGTTTTTGTTCCGGTAGTGATTGTATTGATGTAGATCCATTCGTAATCCATAAATGAACCTACAAAAGCCCCTGCACCGCTAATAATGCCCGGGACGGCCTCTTTAATGTATAAGGCTGTGAACATTCCATCGATAGCTTTCCTACCATACTCTCGAAATGTTGATGATGCAAAATCTCTTACCAAATCATATGACGTGTGGGCATCCATGTACCGTGTCATCACCTGGTCCCGAAATTGTTTGGCGATGTCGTCGAACTGTTCGTCGTACGAAAGTTCCGATGCCGGACGATGGATACGAACGAATATAACACCGATTCGGTTATTTGTGAAGAACTGGTCGGTATTGAACCCAACGGTTAGTCCGAAACGAAGATATTTGACGTCACTTGTTAATGCATCAAAAAGTTGAATAGTCGCCCTAGCGTAGTTTGCCCACCTATCCCACTTCCGTTGTACAGTCGTACTGTCGAACGACTGTGTAAGAACCGTAGTCTTATCATCGACTCCCGATAGTTGAGACGGATATTGTCGCGATTCAAATAATTGCCGATAGCAGAATTCTCCGGCCATCGCATCACTAATTCCCGGAATATATGTATATTTTGGAAAACATGGTAGTGTCGGTCTAAAATTGGAAAATAAATGTTTGAACACACCCATCAATGTATTCCCATCGCAAAAGTAGTGATCGCAAAGAACCAATATTGTATTGTTAGACGGGCAAATGACTACAATATGTGTCGTGTTCTGAATTACTTGGGATGGTTTTTGCTGGACCATTTTGTACATGTAGTCGGTCGACGTCAAAGAGGTGACAACGATATTTGCGTCGATGTTGAAATGTTCGCGTGACCATTGATCCATTCTCTCCTTTATTGTCGATACATCATCCAATTTGCGAAATGTCCATTCGATATGTTGAAACGATATCCACTCATCGACGGCAAATACCGCATCTGATGGCAATGCTATTTCTGCATACTTGTTATGTCTTACGTTGTACCAAAAACGATATATGAAACGAACAATTATACAATACAATATATGGACGATCCTGTACACGAGAAAAAAGGGTGATATAATCACACTAATCAGCGTAATGTTTGATAACATTTTTCGTTCCATTTATAACTTAGACAGGTTTTATTTCTCACGATGGGGGGAAAGACCAATCGAAACGATTTTAGGAAATCGCGATGTTCCAAGTCGGTCCAGCTAAAAATGGTACATAAACGTATCGACATCGTGTACATATCGGTGAAACTCCACCCCATTTATGGGGTGGCTTCATGAGTAAAGTTCATTTCTAAACCTTCCCAATGGGGTAACCCCTATTACAAATTTCCGAATACATGTGTATGTTGGAAAGATGTTTATTAATCTATCCACACCAAAGTACTCTGGATAGGGCTAACGCGAACAGTTACGTAAGCGGAACCAGTCATTGAACGGAGTATCATTCTATTGATTGTACAACATGTGTTCAAAACTGCTATATGTATTCGTTGGTTTTTGAAAAACTGACTAAGGCAAGTAGACACATTTTTTCGCTATATGAATTATGTCGCTTTCATCCACGGGATAAATCCCGTGGTTTTCCCGCTCGTTTTCATAAAAAACTTATCTAGGTTATAACAACTACAGCTTGCCACCGATGCCGTCGCGGTCGATGCCGTCGCGGCCGTCTCCGTCGCGGTCGTCTCCGTCGCGGTCGTCCCCACCGTCACCGTATCCTATATTGACACATCAGAGTATACGTTTGAGATGTCGTTCTGATTTGGAACAATTTTTTTCATTCTATCCAAACACCAACACGGTCTCTACCGAACTGGTCGACGTCGAAACCGAAGACGAGTCTCGTTCGGTAATCCGTAAACGTTGTGAGGAAATTTGTCAATTATGTGGATTCGATGTAACCAAGCTGGACAAGTTTGATTATCGTTTAGAGGTAGCGAAACAACCACAGAGTGTTTGCGAACAAATGTGGATATTGCGAACATGTTTATTCTATCAAATCCTGTTGTGTTCAATACTCCGACTCCGGAACGTCGACGGATTGACAACTGAGTTGGCCGATTACCAACTGGGCATATTTGGCAGTATCACACCAACTTCCGACATCGATGTCGGAGTCCAATACGCCGGGTTGAAACGAAGTAGGTTTGCTACGATTATTTCCGCAATCGAGGATATCTTTGTCGAATACGCCCAATCGCCGAGTCTGTCATACGACATCGAGCTATTTGCGAATTTTATCACGGCTCCGAATCCGGACCTATCCGACCTCCGCCATCCGGATATATTCTATCTGGATACGACAAATCTCACCAAGGCCGACTGTCGCGAATTACTTCCTTATGCGGGGGCGAGTTTGGTCCGTAATTTGCTCAAACATCCCAGCGTTGTTCGACACAAACCCCGTAAAGTACTCCAACAGTTCGATATCGACACGTACAAAAAGCAATTCCAACCATTTTTCGAAAAATGTGGGGAACTATTTGGCGAAGACCTATTTACCGGCGGCGATTGGCTCACTGTCGCCAAAGAAATGGTACTCCAAAAGAACAAACTCAATTACGACCAATGCCGACGAGAATACTATCGACGTGTTGAGGTCGCGGAACGGTTGGCGTATCGTGCTAAGAAAACATTATATGCCAATTTGGATAAACCGCTGGGCCGGAAAACGGTCATGCGATGTTTGGTCGCAAACGCCGAAGCCGACCTCTACCGCGAGGGGTCGTATCTGTTGTCGCCGACCGTTATGCACATAGTCCGCGTTCTACAACCAATTCAGCGGGCGAACGAGCGGGCGACGGCGAACTCGGAAAAGTCGGCAAAATCGGAAACGTCGAACTCAACGAAAAAGTACAAAACAACCGTCCCCCGGTGTGGATTTCCCCGGATAGACCCGATTTGCTCAATCGGCCCATTCGGATACGTGTTAAGTATTGTCGAACAACACGGGTACGTGCTGAGTTTCGATACCGACGTTGCGGGTATGAATAAGCGAAACAAGTACATCGAACGTGCCGACGACGCGATGTCGAAATTGTTCACATCCAAAAATTGAGCGAGCCTCGCAGCCTCAGACGAGTCGAATCTCTGCCGCTACCGGTGGATGGTCAGACGGCATTAGCTCGTTCGGGTAAAGTTCTAAAAAGATGTCTTTAAGTTCATCGTCGGTCATAGCAAATGATGGAACATAAAATCGTATATAGTCCGACATTCCCTTGTATACATTTTTGGTCGCATCTTCCCCCCATCTGGATGACTTGTTGGACGACATCATTTTCAAAATGGTTCCCTTTTTATCTTGTATCGGACTTGCGTTCGAACCAGTCGGGCGAATCTCCCTATTCCCATCATTGTCGGGTTTTTTGTACGTCTCTTGTTCGTCATCCTCAAACTCATTGTGCCAATTCAAACCCCAATTCGAAATCAATTGGCGAATCTTGGGATTTGTCCGAATCTGATACATGTTGTGTTTGTACGAGCTATCATACAATGTAACTCCGTCTACGGAAACAAGTTGAGTTTGGGTATCTTTTTTGACAAGTATTCCGTCAATCGTATCAAACATAAATTCGAGAAACTTGGGAGGTTGATTTCCGTCTGCCCCCCGCATCTTAAAGCACTGATATCGATTCGAGTGAGAAAACGGAACATCGTCTTGTGCGACAACATTCGTAAAGCCGGTTTCGATAACCGCTTTCGCGACAGTGTCCGATATCCCTTTTCGATAATGAGAACTGCTATTCATGTCAAGTAGGCATATCGGATTCGACAACCGTTTCATGTCGTACAGTATCGAACGAAGAGTCGACACCCGAACCGCTTCCTCGTCGGGACCTTCTCCGCTTTTCAAGTGTCCGGCGAAGACGTTTATTTCCTTTCCGGTTGGTAGATGGCGAAATTTCTGGATAAACCCAACGTCTCCGGTTCCCAAATAGCAACGATACTTTCTTCCGTTATTATCACGATTGAACTCGTCAAATGCTGGGTTCTCTATCGTAAGTAGTTTTTGATTCCACAAAATACATGTACAGTAACCGGCAACAAATCCGCCATCAACAACGAAGTCGGGAATTTGCGGTTTAGAGGGCTTATTACGATTCATCCAGTTAACAAACTCAGCACAATCTGACTCATCTCTGATGTCATTCTCAAACGTGTTGTTTGGGGACTCGTCCGGGTTAGAATTACGATTAAGTAATTGTGTTAGGCCGGAGTTCGTCTTCTCCTTACCGCGAACGTCCATCGCACAACAATTAATCGTCGCCGCATCGGCCGCATCGGGCGAGTTTATCATCGCTAATAAACGCAAAACGTGGTCGCACTCCTGAAGAGCCATAACTGCTCCGCCGTTTTTGAAAAACTGTTTGATTACTGCGGCTTGGGCTGGTAGACGTCGTTCTATTCCAATAGAGGATGGGCTTCTAGTCATGAATTCGCCTTTCGCTAATCCGTCGGCGAGTACATTGTACGTTCCACATATAATTGTGGGGTCCGGACTAGACACCACGTCTACCCCGACAAACAATTTTTGTTCGGAATCAAGTTCGGAATCGAATACCTTGTGGTAACTCGTATTCTTTATCTTGTATCGCATGTCGCCGATGTTAACAATTCTAGATTGTGACGCAAATTCGGACATTAGATTCTATATAACAACTACTACATTTTTTTCCAAACTAAACTATCCGGCATTCGACCAAACTGACGTTTCGTTGAAACGCGTTTCAAACGCACGCCGACCTAATACTGCAACATACGATATTAGATTTTGAAACATACTGTTATAAAACATATGAATATATTGTCATGGGACGTCGGTGTATGTAATCTCGCATACTGCTATCTCCGATACTCCGATGGGAAAGTTGTGATTCACGACTGGGGAAAATTGAATTTGTGTATTGAGTATCACAAATGCGACGAATGTGGATGTTGTAATCAAGCCATTTACGTCGGCACCGCGGCGGCCGCAACCGTCGTCTACCATTGTAAACTACACAAGCAGAAGGGGGAACGGTTGATGGACTCCGTACGTTCATCGAAAGCGATTGACGACATGCGGTATTGTCTGTATCAGTGGTTGGAGAATCGAAATCGGGTATTGGGATATGCTCCGGACGATGTTCGGAACTGGCTCAATGCCGACTACGTGGCGATTGAAAATCAGCCGGCGTTGAAAAATCCGGGCATGAAAAGTATGGCATGTGCGTTGTACGACTATTTTTTGTTACGGATTCGGATAGGAAGAGATGCCCCGAACGCCGGTATCGGGGCACCGCCGACGATAAAGTTCGTTTCAGCGATGAAAAAGACGCGAACGGTTCCGACATCATCGATTCTGTTTGTGCCTCCGCCGGACGAAGCAACTGTGGCAGAGTTCGGAACGATGTCGAAATATAAACGAACAAAGTTTCACGGTGTCTGGCTGTGTGATTGTTTGTTGAAAAAGTTGGACCTCGACCCCACACCGTTATTGAGTCATACAAAGAAGGATGATTTGGCCGACGCATTTCTACAAGCATTGACTGTCGTTTGTTAGCGGACGGTTTCTCCGCCGGTGAAAAAATGAAGCTAGAAATCTAAAAGAATATAACCTTGTACGACTAATGATAGTATCAACCAATCTTGGACCAACATGCAATATTCGGTGTACAAACTAGTTCGCGATGGAAACTCGTTCATGATGCGTTCCAGTAACGGCGAACGTGTCGATATCGAACTCGCCAAGGTGGGCAAATTCGGCCCAAACAACCAGCTGGCGACGATTCGAATTCTCGACGTGCCGACAACGAGGATGGGATTCGTTCATTTCAAACAAGACGAATATGGATTTCGGATGCAGAACATGTGTACGATTTCGAGTACGGGCCTATTATGTGAGTTTGAACACGACGGAGGATGTGGACGACCGTTTCATGACCAGAATCCGTTATCGGTACCCAAATCGGTTTGGGGGTCGAATTTCTTATTTAGCCACACCGGAGCGTTCCCTCGTTCGGAAAGTGGATTTGTGTTTGTAGTTCCGATTAACGTTATCGACATCGATTCGGTAGTGGTGACCAACGGACGAATTTGTGGAAGAATCGTCAGCGATGGAGATATGGCGGCGATACATTCGGATTGGTTCGGATCCGTATTCAGATTTGATGAATTCGATTCGGTCGACCATGTACGCAAGTATCTCAATGACCCCCAGACCAAACACGTATGTATCTGTCTGTCACAAGATGGGGAACGAATCAAAACCGTATCGGCATATTACGAACGCTATCGCAATGTAGATTCTCCGAAACCAATATTGTTCGAGATAGCAGCGTCCGAAACCGTCGAAGAGGCAGCGTCCGAAACCGTCGAAGAGGCAGCGTCCGAAAGCGTATTCGAATTGACTGCCTAAACTATGTTTGGCACTATCGAACAACCTATTAGTTTAACGTCTACTTATACACTAACATAAACTGATTTAGTTTTTCGTATCATGTGCGTTCAACTTAATCGTACATGTTCAGTTTCGTCATAACCTGCGTTTGTCGGCTGACCAACTTCCAACCAACAAGCGAATATAGATTGAAATTACTCTTGTCTGGGTCGTTCGATTCCCCAACCACGTCCGTCCAATACTCTAAAAACGCATTTGTTTCAACTCAACACGTTGAATCTTGTTGAAGGTCCTATACCTCGACCAAAAGAGTATGGATAAATGGATATCACACCCCAAAACGATATAGTACATTTGTACGTTTATAGAGTACTTACTTCTTAAAGTGTAACAAATGAACGACGATTACGAGTGGAAACCGAACAAGCGTGGCCATTGGTGTGGGACAGATGATTCGGATTTGGCCATTAATCGCCGCAAAACTGCCAAGTCGACGACCGACACGACGGATTCGTCGGCCACGCCGACATCGACAACATCGGTGACATCACCGAAGAAGGGAGATATGGGGGCATCGGACGACGAGAAGTGTGTGACGTCGAAGGACAATCATATCTTTTTCTATGCGAGTGTGACGAAGAAATCTGTGTATGCGTTGAATAACGAAATCATGACAATGAATCGTTCGTTTGAGGAATTCGAGCGAACGCATCCGATGATACGTGGAATTAAGCCTAGACCGATTATTCTCCACATCAACTCGTATGGCGGTTCGGTGTTTGCCGCATTTGCCGCGATTGATTTCATCCAGCAGTCGAAGATACCGATCTACACCGTCGTCGAGGGAGCGACGGCGTCGGCGGGGACTCTGATGAGCGTTGTTGGCAAGAAGCGATTTATCCGCCCGACCGGTTCGATGTTGATACACCAGTTGAGTACATGGTTTGGCGGTAAGATGAATGAGATCGAAGACGAGTATAAGAATTTGGAGCAGATGATGAACACGATTCGTGACATTTATGTCAAACATACGAAGATGACCGAAACTCAACTGAAAGAGTTTTTGGCTCATGACGTTTGGTGGATGTCGGCGAAGTGTATCGAACTCGGATTAGTCGATGGCGTATGGAATGGGACAACCGCGGAAGAGGTATAGCGGATGAGGTGTAGATGCTGTTGCGGATGAGGTATCGGCGGACATTATCTGAAGGCGGAAGATGAATTGGTCAACTTAGATCCGACCGAATCGTTCGTGGCCTATACAAATTCCAATATGTACCGCCACAGATCGTCGCTGGTAATCATCTGGAACGCGAGCTTCCCTTCGAGCGTCCCCTCGGCCGGCGTCGTTCCCACCGACTCGACTGTGATGTAGTCGTCGCCGTAATACTCGTCACGCAGACGCTGAAGGCACAATAGGACTGCGATGCGTCGACGAACGGTGGGCTGGAAACGCAAGTACGACACGATATCTGTATAACCAGACGACTCGGCGAGTGCTTGTAATTGCGTACAGCCGTAAAAAGCTTGGGGTTCGATAACCAGATTAGAATCGGGGAGGAAAACATCGGTCAGGGGGCAGTCGCGGAAGGCAAAGTCGCGGATTCGTTGTAGGCTTTGGGGGAAGGTGATTTGGGTCAGGGGGCAATCGCCGAAGGCAACGACGCCGATTTGTTGCAGGCCCTCGGGGAATATGACAGAGGTGAGGGGGCAACGGTAGAAGGCCCAGCCGCCGATACGTTGCAGACCCGCGGGGAAGGTCACGGAGGTGATGGAGCAACCGTTGAAGGCACTATCGCCGATGCTCTCAAGGCCCACGGGGAAGGTGACTTGGGTCAGGGGGCAACGGCAGAAGGCAAAGTCGCCGATTCGTTGCAGGCCAACTGGGAAGGTGACAGATGTGATGCTTTCCCTTAGTTGGTTATTACCCATATACTCATACTTCGGAACAACTTCTCCGTTCACGCGTAAAGTTTTGCCATCATAGTGTGCGACTTTGCCCGTCGGAGCCATCCCCCCGACGATGGCCCGACCCTCTGTCCGACCCTCTGTCCGACCCTCTGTCCGACCCTCTGTCCGAACCGTCGATTGGTCAGGAAGGATAGTTGACAGAGTGTTCGACATCGAAATATTCGACATCGTTTCCAATATTGTACGATTTTCGTTATTCTGTCGAACCAAACGATTCAGTGACGAGCCATACGTTGTTATCACTTTCCCAGTTCGGGTTGTAAGTTGGTAACGTTTTGAGCCGATATATGGTTCCATTAATTACGATTAGAGTATATTTCGTCGATTTTCGACGAAATCGGTCCCGACACGAATTTGTTCTATGCGACAGATGTGTTGGCGATTTTTCATAAACCCAAATTGATTCTGAATTTCAAAAAACGTATAGATTATGTTATATCAGTGTCCGATTTGTTTCCAAGACCCGACCAGTCACTCTTTGAAGAAAGTTTACGAGACCGACCAAGTGGTGTATTATTACACGTGTCCGGCCAAAGCGTCCAAGTTTTCGGACCGGCCGGGCATCGTCGCACACTACGACGGAGAGCTTTCGGCGAAAGGTGACAAGAAATGGGTATGGATATTTGACAGTACCGGGTTCGATATCAGACATGCGATGGAGGTTACAATCGCGATCGATATTGCGACGCTTGTAAACGATAAATTCGGACATAGTCTGGAAAAAATATGTGTTACAAACCCGAGTTTGTTCACCAATATAATACTTGGCGTTGTTACTCCGTTTCTCAGTTCACGACTACGCTCGATGATCGTATATGAACTTCCGGAACTCGATGACCACATTGTTCGGACACATGTCGCTTAATCGCGAGAAAACCCCAAATCCATCGTGTATCGATGTCTGATTTTGGCCCGAAAGATACGATTTATCAACGAATCAAACACGATAGCGTGTCCGGTTTCCAATTCGCGTATCTCGTCCATCATATCCTTTGACAGATGTATCTTCTTCCGCAGATATTCAAACCAATCCGACGAATGGAAACGATGTATCGCGACCAGTGACGAAAGTTCGAGTACCTCCACCGGAAGACACATCGGCGACTGTGTGCTTATCAATATCCGCGTTCCCTCGTGTCGCATGAGGCGAATCATCATCACAATCGCATTCGACAAGCCCGATTTCGACGACATATATTTGTGTGCCTCGTCGAGAGCGACCAATTTACCGCTCGGCACCGACTTGTTCTGAAAATCCTCCAAAACGACCTCGAAAATACTTTCTGCTTCGTCGGGCGACAGTAACGGGTCGGTGAGGTCGACGACGACTAGCTGATTAGGTTTGATGTCTGTCAGTATCGAGTGAACGCTTTCGGTATCGGGTTCGGTCCCGTTCGGTGCCGAGTATCCGAACTCGGCATTTATTTCTGTTTCGGTCAGAAAACTGTCGAGCAACATGAGACGCTGGTTCAACGGCACCGCTTGACTCGGGGATTCGAACGTTCCACGCAGTTCGGCACAGAATGATGCGAACGACGGGATGACGTTCATCCGTTGATACTTTCGGAGTAGGGATAACATGACCCCGATGTAGAGCTGTGTCGAATTTGCTTCCAATCGCATGAGTTTTTTAATCTGCGACGCCTGTAACTGCGACCAATTGAATAGTAATGGTTTGACCACAGCGGTGTCGCCATAAAACGATTTTCGTTGGTGGAAGTACGAGGGGCTGACATACACAATCGGTTTATTCAATTTGCTCGCTGGCCCATTCGTTGGCCCACTCGTTGGCCCACTCG